GAATTTCTTGTTGAAAATTTGATTTAGATATTACATCGTACATTCTTGATGTGGCATCTTCTAACCATTCTTTAGCCTCATCTATTTCATTAAATTCTAATTCTTTAAATCTTAGACTAAACCATTTGTTAGCTGAACTCGTCAACATACCATGCAGAGATGAAGCCAATAGTTCAAGAGCATGGATCGCTGTTGCATCAAATATTTGTGTATGTCTTTTGTCGCCTCTTGCTCGTTCTTTTGTAATCTCTGCTTTTCTAGGTAGCATATAATCAGAAACTTCTTGCCAATGGTTTTCCCAGTTAGATCGTTTCTCCATTAACCTAGATAGATTGTCTTTGAGCTGTTTCGCTAAAGATCTTAATTCAGGTGCTTGCATTTATTTTCTTCTTCTTTTTTTTGCAGTCTTGGCTGCTCTTCTAAAATTAGCTTTTGTGGGAGCTCCTTTAGATCCAGGCTTTCTCATTTTTTCCTTTGAGCCGCCTTTAATTCTTCGTCTTTTCGCATGAATATTTGCGTACAAACCACGTTTTGCCATTTAACCTCCTAGTAAAACTTTTTTACTTAATGTAGCTTTTGATGTGTCTCCAACATTGCTTGTAAGCAAAGTAGATTTTCTTCCTCTTCTTTTAATTCTTAAACCAGTTTCATCTTTATCGTAACTATCATCCATTTCAGCTGTTGTAGGAGATGTCTTGTCAGCTGTAATTAAATCAGATTTAACTTCAGTGTTATCCATTTGAGGTGGAGCTTTTGGCTGTTCAATAGATTTATTATTATCATCTGGTCCTTGTCCACCAACATTGCCACCCATTAAACCTTTGTTATAATCGTCATATCCTCTGGCATCTAATTGAGTTTTAAAACTATCTGAAAGAACAAAAGATTTACTTTTATCTCTTACTTTTATTCCTTTTTTTTTAGCGTAATCTAATCTTCTTTTATAATTATTTTTTTCCTCTAATGCTGTAACAACTCGACCAACTGTAGTTTTTGTTCTTATAAAATTTCCAATTTTTTCTTTAGGAGATCTGTTTCTACTTTCAATTAATTTATTTACAGTTTTTGTTTTTCGTGAGCTGTAAGTTGTTCCACCAGTTGCTACCGCTTCTGCTCCAGAAACATCTCTATCGCCTCCACCGCTTGGTCCACCCATATTTATACTCCAAATGTTAATGTTGATTTAGTTTCTTTAGTTTGTTTACTTTCAGGTTTTTTTATTTCGTTTTCAAAACTAATGTCTGTTCCATGCTCTTTTTTTAAAACATAAGTTCTCTTGCTAGGAATAGTTTTAGTTTTTTTTTTAGAAAAAATTTTTTTTATTGCTTCAAACATTATCCACCTAATAAAGTTTTTTGATCTATATTTTCATCATCAATATCTGTTAAGCCAGTTCCAGTTAGAATTGTAGATCTTCTGCCTTTTCTATTTAATAATCTTCTTCTCTCATCTGCTTCAGCCTCTTTTCTTCTTTCCTCATCTTCGTAGGTTGGTGTATCATCTGGCTCAGGATACATTACTGGAGGAGGAGCTGGAGTTTTTGGCGGTTTTAGAAATCCCATAGTTATAGTACCTTATAGTTAGTTTCATGTTGTTGTGGCCTTGTTGATTGGCCAATTTTTGTTTCGTTTAATCCAGTTGCTAAAGTTCTTAAAGCATCTGCTGCATGAGAGCTCCAATCATGAACTGGTTTTATTTTATAAACTCTTTCCTTATCTGAAAATTTTCTATGATAATGTCTAAGAGCATTTATTAATTTTGAGCAGTTATCGACATCTATAAGACATCTAGGCAGCAACATCTTTACTGCATGAATACCATCTTCAATTGCCATTCTTGGAGCTACTTTAAATCTTAACCCCATCTGATAAGCTACTTCTCGTCTGGTTTTACCAGATCCAAATTCTGTTTGATCTAAATCATGAGGACCATAATTAGTGCCTATGACATAATCTTTTTCTTTTATGACCTGAGCATAATGTGGCAAAGCCTGATTGTTATTTTCATAATAATCAACAATATGTATTTGATGACCTATCTGTTGAAAGAATATTAAAACAGTGAGGTCGTTCCAGCCAAGATCCCAAGCAACATGGATTGGATAACTAGGATCAATTGGAACTCTAGTTATTTGCTTTTTGTCATCCAAAGAGGCCATAAGATCTCCATAGATAGATCCTTGGATATTACCTATAAAAGAACATTCAAATTCTTGCTCATACTTTTGAGCACCCATCACAGCAAGAGCTGCATCTAATTCTTCTTTATCAACTATCTTTGTTTCGCTAGCTTTAGCTTTATATAAAAACCATTTAGGATCAGATTGTGCTTTTTGATAATAATCATAAAACAGATTGGCCATACCTTTTGGTGTTCCAACCAGGATCATAAATCCTTTTCGGTCTGACAATGCTGGTGTTATAACTTCATTAATAAGAGCTGGATTAATTTGTGCAGTCTCATCAATGATGCAGCCATCTAAATAAATTCCTCTAATGCTATCTGGATTTTCAGATGACAAGAGCATTATTCTTGCACCATTCACTAAATCACATCTAAGTTCTGTTTCGTTGTATTTAGTTCCAGGAATTTCTTTTGTATAATATTTTAAATAATCAAATGCGATCTTCTTTGCCTGGCCATAAGTAGGAGCTATATAAGCAAACCTTGGATTATGATGTTTGTTTGTCATGGCCTTTTTAATCAGATGATTAATGCACATAACAGTTTTGCCAAATCTTCTATGACAACAGAGCAAACTATATCTAAACTTTTCTATACTCTCATGTATATAAGCCTGATGCTTCCTTGGCGTATATGGTATTGTAATTTTCATTAATGAAATGTTGGAACATTCTCGGAATGCCAATACCTCATTTTTATCTTGGCAAATACAAAGTCAGCAAATTCTATAATATCTGCTTGATTTTGAAATCCATCAAAGCTAATAACTAATTCATTGTTATATGTTGTAAAGCTATATGCAGATACATTTTCATATTTATCTGGTAGAAACTTTTTCTTATTGTCTTTGTTCATGTGTTTGTGTCTGTGTGTTTGACCTATAATTAATCGTATAAGAGAGCCAGGCCATTTTTTGTGGTGTGGTATCCTTAACTTTTTTTCAATTACTTTGCTCAGAATTTTGACTTCTATTGATGATCAATAAACTACTCTTGGTAAATAAAACAATAAAAATAAAACCAGGCAGTGCAGTTATAGTGAATTACTTTTTACTAAACCTCATGACGCAAGATCTAACTTTTCGCTGCCTCAGTAATACCGACCTCAACATCATCAGGAGTTACATCAACTACATCATCTTTATTATTAGACCAAGCTATCTCTATCTTAGTCTCTTGTTTAATCTCTTGCTTATCTCCATAAACTGGAATTAACTTAGAAGCTAACCACTTGGCTAACTGTACTTTCTCTCTAACAATCATAATGTTTCGATTGTCAGCATTCTCCAACTCATCCATTGCATTCTCAATATAAGTTTGAGCACCAATTCTTCTTGCTTCATTTATTCTAGCAAGAAAGTTTTTATCTTTACCAATCTCTTTATAAATTCTAGTTAAGCCTGGCATATCCTTAGCTCTTGCAAGTCTAGCAAGTGGAACACCATGCATTAATTCTTGGCAAATCTTATCAGTTATCTTGTCTGTTATTACTAGCTCTTTGCTCATTGTATTTAATAATATTTTGTATTGATCTTTTCTTACCTTCAGCGGTCTTAGGACCGCTTGAATAGCCTCCATGGACTTTGCATCTTATTCTGCCATTCTTCATCATTATACCTGGAGCATTACAAGGTCTTTTGCCTTGCTTAGTTAATGTTTCACATTGCAGTCTAAACTTATATCTCATTGCTGTTTGAAATTATTAACCAAGATTATTCTGTATGAAAAAAGAAAAAAGAGAAAAAGAAAATATTAAAACAGAACTTAGCAATACTGTTTTAAAAGCAATACCTTTTTATTTTAACAATGCTCGCTTATTTGTCTAGTCTCTAAGATTTTATAATATTGATTTTTTTTAATTTTATTTTGAGGATAATGTAATTAAATAAATTTTCTGTCGTATATGTCAAGACAATCCTTAATAATTTTATTTGTTAGCTTATCCAAGATAGTATCATACATTCGTTTAATAGTTGTTCGATGATAAACTAAATACTTGCCAATCCTGGAGTAACTATTTCTTTTAGCTCTTAACCATAAAATCTTTCTATCTAACATAGGATCTTCCGATAAGTCCTGAACCATTAACAATAGATCTATTGCTAAACCATAATTAGTCATTTGTCTTGGCGTTGCTCTTAGTTTTAATGTTTTATCATAGTAGCCATGCTCACTTTTTAAATAGCTTGTTTCAATTAGCTGATACATTGATGGTACATTTCTATTATTAGGAGCTTTAATAAATCTTTCAGCTCTTCCAGCATCATCAAATATAATTTCTAAGTTTTTTCTTACCTTTAAATATTGATCAAGATCATGCTCTATTTTTGATGACATTTTTTAGTACCCATGGATATTGTAATTGTTCTTTTTTAATTTTATTTAATTCTTCTGTTGGCAAATCTTGCAGCTGATCATAGAGCTCATACTGATCTAATCTAGGATACAAATATTCTGTTTTAACTATCTTTGTATTTATTTCTTTAAGATGTCCATTTAATACTCTCCAACCATGATTAGAAAACTTTTTAAATCCAATTGCTTCTATAAATTTTTTATGAGCTGGCATGTCAAATTTAATATAATGCTCATCCTTGTTCATACTAATTAATGGAAGATTTAAATGTTTTATTTTAGATAAATTAATTAATTCTTCCTGGACCTCATCTTTTGTTAATTGAAACTGTCCAGCAATATTTACAATTCTTACAAATGCTTCTTTTCTTTTTACATTGTAGTTGGAACATAGATATTGATAGATCCTGAATTGAAGATCTGTAATTGGCAAACTGTTTATATTAGGATCTGTTAAGTAAAATTTTGACATAATTATCTTGCCTTAAAAAATTGTTGTTATGATCATTTGCTTCTGTAACTCTTTTCAATAAGTAATCTTTTGATTGGCAATCTGGAA